GGCAACTTTGTTGCTCCATAGTGGGATGTTTGAAATTTAGTTGGCAATTAACTTGCCCGTTTTGGTTATTATAACGTGAAGTGGGCATTTTTGCCCCTTACCGTTTTAAATAATAACCGAAGTCGAAAGACTTTGTTTCTTACGTTCGTGCGCATGCGCATATTTTTATCTAGCATGCACCCCCCCCTAATCTCTTAGGTTGGGTTAACCATACTCAATATCTATTAGTCACGTTTTTCGTGCTTGATAGGTTCCCTTTGAGATGTTCTATAAACCTAGAACCATCAAATTTGGATTGACTTAATTTGTCGCCTTGATTAAGGTTTACAAGGTGTTCAATATATCTCGCTTTGCGAGACTTAAGTCACATTCCACCCGACGTGTTTTATTTCGTCGGACGGGACCCGGAAATGTCCTAAAACTTTGTCCATGATATCACACTGTTCTTTTGTGTGATTATCAAACTGTCATGTACCCACATTTTGTGGGCGCGTCCTTATGGATTCATGATTTATAACTCAGGAATGAGTTACAGTTTGATACGTGTAAGAACGATCATCTGGTAATTGACTACAGATTAATCATCTGGATTCAATTGCGATCATCCTATGATGAGAATTACTAGCGTCCCTTTAACGTTTTTAGTGAGAGTAATCGGTTGAGCATGTGCCCTACTAGCATGGGCCGACTTAATGGTCAAGCATGACTCACTTAGGTTGTCTGTTCCGGCAATCACGCAGAATCGTTGAGACGAGGGGTGGCACCCAATGACTCTCGATGAGCTACTCATTTCTTATTTTCTATTTATAGATTAGGTTATCGTGGAACATTTTGGCTAGTCTTTATCAATAATCCTTACGCAACTGTTTTGGGAAACTTTAAAATCCTAGTGCTTGCACTGTAAGACGTTTGGTGAGATTTTGTACGAATCTTAATGTGTATTCTCACATCGGATGTGACCTTTTGAATAGTCGCGTCTTTTATTTTGAACACAAAAATTATGAACTTCACTCATAAGGCTAGTACACACGGAAATAGTGTTCAGAAGATGCAAGTATGCCAAAGGCTTGCCCCCATTCCCGAAGATGCTATCTTCGAAGATCCCAAGTCTGTGAATCGGGATAAGTACTATCAAAAATTGTTTAAGGGCAAATGCAAACGCCCTAAACGTTGTGTCAAGTCCGTGTATGACACACAAGCTCAATGGAATAGCGAGTGGATGCAATCCATTCGCTCCCTTCCTAGCAAGGTCAGATTACTTCGCAATTTTGACCCTAAAATAATTATCGATCGGATTGAATCCGTCGTATTATTGGGTCTTGTTGTTCGTGAAGTTCAAACACCTATTGGTGTTGCTGCTGCATTAGCGCAGGCCTTGCGTTCCAATATGTCGTCATCTATCACTACTGAAGTGTTGGATAGACTCCAGCCATACATACAATCTACCTTCGGGTATGATGTGTTTGATGCTCAAGCTGGTGAAATTCCTACTGATTGTGATTGGTTGATGTCTCTGAAATCTATTTCGACAAATTGGGACAAATGTCGCAGTTTTGCTGGTTTTGAGAAGATTTCTAATCTCATCAGCATGTCTGCAGCCATTGGTCTGTGTGACCTGGCAAATTTTAAGATTGAAGCTAATGGGATCAAGCTTTTTTCAGTTGGTGCTTACAAAAAGCACCTTAATGCCTCTGATTTTGTCGGAGCAGTACTTGACACTGTAGTCTATTTTGTGGAAGGTGCGTACAAGAGTTTCCAGCAGGGAAATCTTGAGCCTTTCATCTATACTAGTGTCGCTGCGAAGGAATTTGATTTGGCGTATTTTGATGTTCAGGAAATGTTTGTTCACGCGAAAGCGTCCAATCTTTCAAAACATGCACTCTCGTATAAGGGAGAGAAGAAAGTCCGTTCTGACAATGATTTCAGTTGTATTCTTGACGAAGTCATTGATATGGCAGAAACCATTTACCGCAATGCTTCGGCATCGTGGGAGAAAAGTGTTACTGGGACTAAACTCTCCAATTTGCGACAAATGCGTGCAGATTGGCAAACAATCCGTGTCAATGGTGATCTCCGTGAGGCTCCATTTGGCATTTATCTTTTTGGAGAATCAGCAGTTGGTAAATCCACTGTTGCTGCATATATCATGCGTTGTGCATTAGCTGCCGCTGATGCCGACGTATCTGATGATCGTATTATCTCCATCAAGGAATCAGACAAATTTGATTCGAACATCAAATCTCACATTAATGGATTCTTCATTGACGATTTGGGAAATACCAAACCTGATTTTTTTGAGAAGTCTCCTTGTGAGAAACTTATTGACATTATGAATAATATGCCTACTTATGCTAATATGGCAGAAGCCGAGATGAAGGGTAAAGTTTCAATTGAACCCAAAGTTGTTGTCGGCACTTCTAATGTCAAACTTGCAGCTCTTGCAAGGAAGTTTTCAATGCTCCCATTCTCTATTGTGAGGCGGATGAATTTCCACTTTACTATTCGAGTACGGGAGGAGTTTTGGCTTTCAAAAGAGCAACATACACTTGACTCAAAGAAAGTGTTCGCGAAATATGGAAAAGATCAAGCTGTGATTCCTGATTTATGGCATATCGATATTTATCATCCAAATGAATCTCGAAAACCAGATATGTTGGAACTTAAACACAGTGATGTTTCGATCCATTTTGCGATTCGCTATCTCAACAAGACTGTGCGTGAGCACTTTGAGTTGCAGAAGAAATTGATTGAGTCAACAAAGAATTTGGGCGAAAAACTCAAGTTTTGTAAGTTGTGCAAGCTGCCTGCGACACTCTGTTCCTGTAATGATGATGATTCTGTTGTCGATCAATTGCAAGAAATTGCTGCTGACATTCAGTGTCATAATTGTGATTGTGATGACGATGATTCATTGAATGGTGAACAGAGTGGTTGGGAGTCATTTGACGATGGTTTATCTGAGTCGAGTGCTGAGCGTGATCTTGTAGATGTCGCAGATTCTGTTGAATCTACACGCTCTTCTCCCTCCCCCCCTCCTGCCCCTCCGGATATGACAACAATTCAATCAGTGTCCCAACTTGGTTCGACTGCCCTGAATCAGTTCAGAGTTGTTAAAAATCAAGTGAGTGACCGTGCTAGTCTTATAAAGCACCGTGCTCGGGATTCCATTCAAGATGGATTTACTCAATGTTCCGACTATTTGTCCTCAATTGACAATCGAAATTGGAATTGGTTGAATTATGTGCCCGATTGTGTATTCTATTCGAGTGCATTCCGTTGGGGGTATCTGCTCACACGGCGACGTGAATTTGTAAGGTATGAGCTCAGAGTACGAAGATTTACACAACTATGGTTTTTATTTGTTGTGTCATGTTTCTTTAGTGGTATGAGCTATACCTGCAAATTTGGTTTGCTGGCGACTCTTCTTCCTTCATTATTGGTTTATGTTTCCATGATTTATTATTGGAAACGCCGATGTGAAATAGAACTCGCGAATTCTCGTAATTATACACCAATACTTTTTGAACGATTGCGTGCTGTTGATGCTCGTGTCCTTTGTGGCACGTCATTAGCAGTAGCAGGATTGTATTATTTTGTAAGGTTGTATCGTCGATCGAGTAAGTTGGCGTCACAGGGTAACCTGTTGGCGCGTACAACTGATGAGATTGCGGAACGAGATTCTGAGGAGAACCCGTGGGCAAATGCAGTTGTCAACGAACTGCATGTCAGTGTGTCATGTAAGACTACAACGTTTGATGCTATGTGTTTGAAAGCTCCAAAAAGCTTATGTCATGTAGTAATAACGGCTGACGGAAAAATCGTTGAGTGTGACGCTTGGTTTGCATGTTCTAATGTTGCAATATTGCCAGCACATATTTTGAGAGGGAAAACAGAGTGTAAAGCACTGTTTACAAAATATGATGTCACACAAAACGGTGCGACTTTTCGATGTCCTTTATCATTGTCTACCACCGTTTTTATCCCCAACACTGATTTGTGTATAACCTATGTACCCAATGGTGGCACTTGGCCCGATCTCAAAGATTGGTTACCTGAAAAGTTGCTACCAAGTTCGGGTGGCCTTTTGGTTCATCGCAAATCGAATGGTGGACTTTCCACTTCAAAGTTGTATGCTACATCTAAAAATGTAGAGACGACTGCTGGAAAGTTTTCCGGACATTCCTACTCATTGGAATTTCCAACCTTTAATGGCCTTTGTATGAGCCTGGTTTTATTAGATGCTCGTTTTCCGGTTATTGGAGGTTTCCATTTGGGTGGAAAAGAAGGTAAAGCAGAAGGTTGTTCTGGTACTCTTTTACGGAGTGAACTAGATACTGCTTTGGCCATTCTGTCTCAAGTGAGTGGCGTCCTTCTATCTTGTGATAGTGGAACTATGAATACTGAAAAGTATGATAAAAAGTTCTATCAAGGTCCGGATATCCATCAAAAGAGTCCTGTGAACTTCTTGCCGAAGGGCAACAACCTCCAATATTTTGGACAAGTTACTGGTCGTGCTTCGTACACGAAAAGTGATGTTGTTCCTACTGTCATTAGTGAGGCTGTTGAGGAAGTTACAGGCGTTGGTCGCGAACATGGTCCACCGAAGTTTCATCGATGGAAGAATTGGCAAGCGTCGCTAGAACATTCTAGCACACCTAGTCCAGGTGTGGAAGGTGTTTTGGTGTGTCAAGCCGTTGAAGATTACATTGATCCTTTGCTTAAAACACTATTGGATCCACTTCTTCCATGGAGGACTGAAGTTCGCCCTCTCACACAAATGGAAACAATTTGTGGGAGAGATGGTGTTCGGTATCTAAAGAAAATGGTACCGAATACATCTGTTGGTTTCCCGTTAGGAGGCCCAAAGGTTGACTTTTTGACCTATGAAAATCCTGAAGATTTTCCTTGTTTTGCATGTCCTGCATCCCTTGATCCAATGTTTTGGGATGAGGCGCAGAATATGAAAGGAAAGTATCTTCGTGGAGAACGAGCCTATCCTGTCTTTAAGGCTTGTTTGAAGGATGAACCAACAGAGTTGACTAAAGAGAAGGTCCGCGTGTTTCAAGCTGCGGAACTTGCTTTTCAACTTCTAGTGCGTATGTACTTTTTACCTATTGCGCGATTCTTGTCCATGAATCCAATTCTTGCTGAATGTGCCGTGGGAATCAATGCACATGGTCCCGAATGGGTCCAATTGATCCACGAACATATTTTGAAGTATGGAGATGGAAGAATACTCGCGGGTGACTACTCGAAGTATGATTTGCGAATGCCAGCACAACTCACGTTGGCAGCCTTCTCGATATACATTAAGATTGCGGAGGCAAGTGGTAATTATTCCGAAGATGATTTGAAAGTCATGCGAGGAATTGCCACAGATAATGTATATCCAATGTCCGCTTACAACGGTGATTATGTGATGTTGACTGGGACTGTGCCGTCTGGTACTAATCTTACTGTTTACATCAATAATACAGCTAATAGCTTGTTTCATCGTTGCGCGTACTTTGACATCCTATCCAAGGCCGGAATTAAACCACCCCCATATCGGGAGGTGGTCGCTTCGACCTTTTATGGAGATGATGCCCTCAGTTCAGTGAAACCTGGTTACGAACTTTTTAACCATATTTCATATGCTGCATGGCTCAAAGAACGCGGTGTGGTCTTTACGATGCCTGATAAGGAATCAGAACCTACTGAGTACATGTACTTGGAAGATGTTGATTTTCTTAAAAGGCGTGATTCATATATTCCTGAATTGGGTATGACTATTGGTGCTCTCGACGAAAAGTCAATTTTCAAGAGCTTGCATGCTGTCCTCCAGTCCAAGTCTATGAATCCTAAAGACCTAGCGGCACAAAATATTGACGGTGCCCTTCGTGAGTGGTTTGCCCACGGACGAAGTGTTTATGAGAAACGCCGTCAACAGATGTGTGAAGTTGCTGAACTTACAGGCATAACACATCTGACAAAAGAACTCAATATCACATTTGATGATCGAGTTCAAGCGTACATGGAAAAGTACTTCAAAACCTCATCGGAGCCATCCGATGATTAAGTCTAAAAATGGTTGCATATGCATGGTTTACCTGTGTTTGTATAATTACATGTTTTTGTATAATTGCATGGCTTCATATGTATAGACATCACCCTCGTGTGATACTGTTATTTAGCAGAGGTTTCGTCAGCCAAACAAATGTGTACCAATATCTGTATGATCAAATAGATAATTGTTTAAATAAATAGATCGCTACAAATGAAAATGTAAATATGTCTCCAGGTGACAATAACCCTGGTCTTTCCGGAGGATCTTCCGGAGCTGGATTTCAAGTCTCAAAATCCAGTCAACCATCGAGCACTAGTAATGTTCATTTCTCGGACTCTGAGAGCCCATGGCACTATGAAATTTCTTCTAATTTGGATGAAACATACCAAACTGGAGGGACACATGATGCCGATTTGGGTTCATTTCTTAATCGTCCGTTGAATATCGCAACGTACCAGTGGACTCCTAGTTCACAGCTGTTCGAAACGTTTAATCCCTGGGCATTGTATTTTAACAATGCTGATGTTCTACAAAAGATTAACCGTTTTAGGAACTTGCGATGCTCCATGTGTATTAAGGTCATGTTAAATGGAAATTCCTTTTACTATGGACGTGCATTACTTAGTTATAACCCCTACACAGTCAATGATGATGTTACGTTGAATCGTGCATTTTTCGAACAAGACTTAGTTGGGGCGTCCCAGAAGCCACATGTTCTTTTGGACCCTTGTTCTTCACAGGGTGCAGAAATGTGTCTTCCTTTCATTTATCCAGAGAATTGGTTCGATATCACTCGACCTAATTGGACTGATGAATTGGGACTTTGCACTATACATGATTTCCATGTATTACAACATGCTAATGGTGGGACTGATCCCATCTCTGTAAATATTTTTGCATGGTGTGAGAACGTGGAAATGTGTATCCCTACGGCTTTGGAAGCTCAATCGGGTTCAGCTGACGTTCAGTTAGATGAATGCGGTTATCCCGTTGTAGTGTATCAAGCCCAGGGTGGACCTAAGAAGTCCAAGGCAAAAAAGCGTCTGACAAACGCCACTACGGATGAATTTCAGAAGCGGGATGGATTAATTTCCAAGCCTGCATCTGCGATTGCCAGCGCTGCTAATGCATTGACTATGATACCATTCATTTCTCCATATGCAAAAGCAACGTCCATGGTTGCCGAAAAGGTTGGTCAAGTTGCTAGATTGTTTGGGTATTCACGACCCAACAATCTTAAAGATACTGAGGTTATCGTGCCTCATTATCTTGGTAATCTATGTAATACAGATACTACTGAGAATTTGATTAAATTGTCTGTTGATTCAAAGAATGAACTTACAATTGATTCTCGAGTAACTGGAATGAATGGAGCAGATGAGTTGACAATCAATTCAATTGCTTCACGAGAAACATATTTTACTCAATTTGATTGGCCTGAATCGGCTACTTCAGGGGACCACCTGTTTTCTGTTCAAGCTGACCCGATGATAGTTAGAACACTAGTTGCATTACCAGTGACTGAAATACATCAAACAGCGTTAAGTTTTGCTACATCGCCGTTTGCATTCTGGCAAGGAACTCTCAAATTCCGATTCCAGATAGTATGTTCTGAATACCATCGTGGTAGGTTACGAATTGTCTATGATCCTAATCAGAATACGGATAATGCTTTTAATTTAGCCTATTCTACAGTGATTGATATCACAGAAGATCGAGACATTGAATATGAGGTCAAGTGGACTCAACCACGAGCATGGCAATCAGTCCTTCCAATGTCAGTTGCGGCATACTTTCCCCGTTTTACCACGGATTCTGCTCCACCAGCGGTGAATACTGACTATAATAATGGACAATTGTCCATATATGTAGTCAATGATCTCGCTACTCCTTCGATAACTCCCGCAGATGTTAAAGTCTTGTGTTGGGTTAGTGCTGGAGATGATTTTGCAGTAGCAGCTCCGTCAGGTAATATCAATACACTTTCCTACTTTAAGCAACAAGCTGAGTGGGAAGTGTATGATGCACAGGCAGGAGATGAAACGGCAGTGGACATAGATAATCCAATAGAAGCACCATCGGTGCCAGCATTTGGAGGTTCTATGATACCTGACGATAATCAATATCTTGTGTATCAAGGAGAAAGGATTGTCTCGTTTCGTGATTTAATGCGTCGTTACTATTATCATTCATCATTGTTGAATTTCAACATGTTTCCGAATGGTGGTAGCCCAAATAGCGGCATGCGTACATTTCTTATACAGAATTATCCCAAGTATTATGGATGGGATCCTGATGGAAGTGACGTTGCCGTTGCATCAACTGCTGCGCCTACTGCATTTAATTATGCGCGAGTGCCATTGTTTCAATATTTGGCACCCGCTTTTGTATGCAGGCGTGGAGCGATGCGTGTAAAATACGCATTTAATGCACGACACGAATCTGACATATGTCAAAATGGGTACTTGTCATTGGCCATGGGAGAGGGCCAGAATGCAACATCATTTGTTGATTTTGCCGCTCTAGTAGAGGGGTATACAAATGATTCCGGTGTGAAAGCTGCTTTAGTAGAGAAAATCACAACGACTTCGGGTGGAATTGTAACCCCATTGTCGCTTAATCCTGTTATTGAAGCAGAAATTCCATTTTACACTCGAGGCCAACGATTTATCCCAGCCCGAGATTTGAAATGGAACACTGGAAGAGATCATTTTGGTCGACACGTGCTTTCTACATTCACAGATACATCAAATACGCAGGACATCTCTCGATGGGATGCGTTTTGGTCTGTTGGAGAGGATTTCAATCTCTCGTTCTTTGTAGGAGCACCGGTGATGCATTACTACAATTACCCTGATCCAACGTAGTGACCGTCCAGTGGACGTAAAACACCGTCATGTGGACGTTAAACACCGTGATGTGTGGCCGTAAACCACACAAGTACGTTATATCAAAACAAGTTAAAGAAAATAATTCCAGTTTGGTCTTTCTTTCTTGCGTGTCAGGAAAAGAACCGACACACAGATATAACTACCACCCGGGGGCCGGGTGGGGGGCGAAATTCGTCCTGGGCGCTGCATATTGCAGTACTATAGATCTTTGATCTTAATGTGTTTTTTTAACTCTAGGTGTACTGTATATATGTTTACCCTAGCAGTGTTTTCTTTTTTAACATTGAGACCCCAAATTTCCTATTGTGTGCCCGAATATTTCTTTATATTCTTAGCGAAGGTTAGAGTCCTTGCGCGCTGAGAATATGGGCTCCCATAC